TGCCATTTTCTAACCCCCGGCTCATATTTTACTGAGTGAGCCATCTTTCAACTGTTGCGAGATCTGATCCCAGTTTTCAGTTATCTCGGAGGAGGACATGGATTTGATATCGGCCCTTGTGAACGGCTTCGTCTTATCCTGAGGCGGGTTAGTTCTCGAACCCACAGAAGGACCCGGCCCTAAGCTTTCGGATAGCGTTTTGGCGTCCGTCTCCAGCTCCTCTTTAGATTCCCCCTGGAGACGTTCGGCCATCGCTTCGGGTAGATTGTGAGCCGTCGCCACCTCGATTTTAAGGGCCTTTCTCAGACTATCCTTATTCTCGTCAAGTTTGGATTTGAGCTTATCATTTTCCGCCTTTGCAGCGTCAAGATTGGCCTTGAGTTGGTCGTAATCGGTGTATTTCGCCTTCTCTTTTGGCAACCTTTCCCCAACAATCCGATCTACATCGGCTTGGGTGAATTTCTTTTCATCGTCCTGGGTAATTTTAAATCCCCCCATTTCCCCAAAAAAACACGATCTTTACGGCGTCGTTTATCCTAATTGTATAATTACATTATCTCTATTATATATAGTTTATCACAAAAAGGACACTCGAGTACGTACCAATACATACCACTATATAAAGTATACGGCAAGATTTAATAAGGCATAGTTACCGTAAGTTACGGTAAGTTACGGAGGAAAAATAAAATGGGATTCTTAGAATCCCATATAGCAGCTCTAATAGACGTACTAAAATGGCGATCAGTCGGGCAAACTTTTCGATCCATTTAAGTACTGAACTAAGACCCTTTAATTTATCACCTCCGTATCTTTTACTTACCAAGGCGTATAGCGGGTACTATAGATAAAAGTGACGATAAAAAGAAATTAATAATTACTAACCAATCCATTTATTATGCGTCAATACACACCAATTTACTGATTTTAAGTAACGATTTGGATAGTAAAAAAACGTTTAAATTACCGATACTTTGATCGTTTCGAGTTATTCATAATCGGCGTATTTCGCCTCAAATTGGCCAACATTTTTCAAAAAAAGACGATCTTTTGTGGCATTATTTATCCTAAAATAAAATGGGATTCTTAGAATCCCATATAGTAGCTCTAATAGACGTACTAAAATGGTGATCAGTCGGGCAAACTTTTCGATCCATTTAAGTACTGAATTAAGACCTTTTAATTTATCACCTCCGTATAGATGAGTCTTGATTGATCAAGAACAATGTGGAGATTAGTAGTTAACTTCTTCGCCCCAGCATATTAAATTATCAAACATGTTCTTTACAAACACTTCCATTAATAAAGAAATACTTCATAACGCATACAATTGGAGAACTTAGCAAAAAAAGGAACAATACGCCAATTATGAATTAAATAAAGGCAGATCTCGATTTAAATTACCGACAGCGCTTCATCGTTCCGCACTTCTCTGATTGCTTCAAGTTCGGCGTCTAGGTTACGGAGGAAAAATAAAATGGGATTCTTAGAATCCCATATAGCAGCTCTAATAGACGTACTAAAATGGCGATCAGTCGGGCAAACTTTTCGATCCATTTGAGTACTGAATTAAGACCCTTTAATTTATCACCTCGTATAGATGTGTCTTGTTACTACTATAAAAAACCTGTTGCCAAAAATTGCTAAATATGGTATAATTGCCATTATTTTGCCGCAAATTGCCAGCATTTGCCAGCATTTGCCGCAAAGTTCCAAAAAAGGTCTAATTTCTGAATTTCGTTTTGTCGGAATTTAGATTATCGATAAAGCTTCATCGTTTCGTTCATCTTTGATTGCTTCAAGTTCGGTGTCTAGGTCTGTCTCTGTGGCGTCCTCATCTAACCGGGCCAAAGCACCCCTAGTCGAAGTGAGGTTTGCCGTTTTACGTGTGGCTTCCACTTGTGCATTTTCGAGCGGATCCTTAGGCAATGCAGACCGCCACTCGAGGGCCACGTTGGTTAGTTTAGAAGAGCCCGACAGCCTCGAGGATACCTCCAGCTCAGCACATAGCCTAAGAGCCTCCAGGATCGGTTTTTTGATCCTCAACCTAAGCCGGTTCACCTTAGCTAAGGTCGGGATAGCTAACCGTTTGAGAGCTGAACCGCTCTCTGCCAACCCGTTCTTAGTGTCTCCGAGAAGGGCCGGGCTGATTTCTCCAACGGCCATAAGCTCGGATTTGATCTCTTCGATTTGAGAGAAGTTGGCCGCTAGGGAGGCATCCCATGTGAGATATTGAGGAAATTTTTGATCCTCGTCAACCCCGAAGTACCGCCCGCCTCCTATGGTAAGAACGGGTTCGCCTGTGTATGGATCGGTCTCGATGACGTCGGACGGTCCCGCTATGTTAGGCGCACTGAACTTATCGAGCGTCTTAGAGGTCCTTATAAGCCTCTTTTCGAGCTCTTCGACCAGCCCCTCGAGATCTCCATAATCATCGAGCCCGTACACGCCGTTAGACTGAAGCGAGCCATGGAGCGGTATTATCAGGAAATCTTTAACCCCCGTCTCCAGTTCAGGCTTAAGATCTTTGAACCTCTCTAGGGTAGAAAGATAGATCTCTTTGCTGATGGTTCCCCCTCCTGAGAGCTCATAGAGTCGGTTCTCGATGGTCCCTTTTTTGTGGATCTCCAGCCTCAAAAAGTCGGTTTTCACGTGATCTACGAATTCAGTCCATGAATAAGCTAAAACGTGAGCTAATACCTGAGAGCCGTCGTCTGGAGAGACCACCGGGAACCAAAATTTAGGGTTCACTCGTTCGATAATCCCTCTTTGGTCGAACCTCACTTTGAGGACGGCATTCCCAAATTTGAGAACGTCTCCTATGGAGTCGTATATGAGTTGGTGGTAGTCGTTAGCCTCGATGATCCTATCAACGGTTTGTTGCTCATCGGCGGTGATCTTCGGAGGCTGACCGACTGCAAGATCGCTTATTAGCGTTGTCGATCGCTTGAACCAGTTAACCGCTATATGAACGATGTTAGGGGCATCCACAGGATTGAGTTTAGGGTCCTCTACAAGATTGAGGCCCGGAAAAGTACGGTCGTGGTCTCCCTCAAATAAGAGGATGGTTCGATCGTAACGTCTCAGTCGGTTTGTTTCGTCCCTCGGTGGCCATGGTTTACCCTGGCCTAAAAAGTCAAAATTAGTAAGAACCATATTTACACCCTCCTTCGTTGTTGTGGGTTTTGAGGGGAGGAGCCGGAATTTTTGAAGATGCGATTAGCTATGTATCGTAACGTGTCGACCAAATCGTCGTTATCTTTGATCGGCTTGTCTTCGCCTCTCTCGGTGGCTTTTGGATCCCATCGGTAACCCTCCATCTCCTCGATGAGCATAGGACAGGCAGGCCCAACAATGTAGAGGAGCCCTGTCTCAAAAGCGGTAGATGCGCGAGATATCCCATCTACGACGGCGTTATCGGCCTTCTTAACTCTTTGAAATCCGTCTTTTTGGAGCTGGAGCCGGAACGATTTGGCCGATGGGTCAACGTCTATAGAGGACGGGAATTTGCCGTCTAGAAATGTTCTAAGATCTTTGGACAGCTCGGAGTTTGTGAGGTCGGATTTGCGGTATTCTCCAGCGATGTACCACGCCCGTCCGATCCGATACGCTTTGAGGAAGCCTGTAGGGTGAGTGGCTCCCCAATCAACAGCTACCCGGATAGCTTCGACCCTACCATCTGGAAGCCTCGGTACGACGTGAACGGCCCGGTCGAAGTTACGATAAACGGCGCCTTCGGCGGCTACCCATTCGCCTAAGATGTACCGTTGATAGAATAGGCCCGTATACTGCCTTTTGAGTTCGGCCACGTAAACGGGATCTAGCCAAGGATTATCGGTTAGCTTGAAATGCCAGCTCTTTAGATCGAGCTCTTCTTCTCGATCCAACCAGCTTTTTTTGAGGTAATGTGAAGGGTTCCCGGGGTTGCTCGTTGCGAACAATTGAGCGTCTTTCTCCGAGAGCCTCGAGATGAGCATGTCCCAAAAGCTCATAGGTACTAAGGATGCCTCGTCGACGTAAGCACCGCCTAAGGTTAGGCCTGCGATCTTCGAGTAGGCCGCTTCATCGTTAGCCCCTTCGACCATGATCTTACGGCCGTAAATTGAGACGGTCTTCAAGGATCGTTTGTAAACGTAGTTCTGAGAACCTACCAGCTTAGAGATAGGCAAAAGAACGTTCCTCTCGAGGCTGGTTTGGGTTTTGCCCACCATCAAAAGGTTGTATTCGCTCGGGGTTTTCAAAAGGTACTTCAACCATCGGACGTTTGCGCCTACTGTTTTAGCAGACCTTACCGCACCATGGCTTATGTTGACCCTCGCATCGGAGTTAAGGCAAAAGTCCCGCTGTTTGCCTACCGGAATTTGGAAGGTCACGTTCTACCCTCCATAGAATCGAAAAGCTTTGAGATTTCGCCGCCCTTGTCTCCGCCTAGATCTTCGTCTTCGAGGCGTCTCTTATCTATTCCTATAGCCACGCCTAAAAACCAGTCTTTCAAGTCTCGAGGGGTGTCGATTTCTGGCAACAGATGACGGGCTTTATCCAAACCCTCTCCTACCAGCTTGATACGGGCTTCGCTTGCATAACAGGATTTGGCGATAGCTGCATTTTTCGTAACCGACCGGTCGCCTAAATCAAGTCCGTTTCGTCTCGCAACGTCTATAATCGTTGATTTAGCTCGGTTGAACTTCTTTGCAGCTTGGCGGGTGCTCATTCCAGCTTCGAGAGCTTCACATATGGCCGCTTCTTCTTCCTCGGAGACAGGCCCGCCTTTCGATGCCATGGTTCTTTAATGCCGGAAAAGAGCCGGGTTCTCAGTTTCGGGAAGGCGATACAAAAGCGCGTTCGGACGGCCTCCAGGTCGGGAAGCTAAAAGATATCGGGAATGAGCCTTATAGACCGCTCCTTTGATCGAAAGGGCTGAGGAGTGTTCCCCTTCGGCCTTAAGCCGTTCTACGATCTCCATCGAGGAGACTTCTTCATCGGGTTGAACTACTGAGACGACACGTTCGACTAGCATACAAAGTTTAGATTTCAATTAAGACATATATATAGTTTATCACAAAAAGGACAGTTTATCTCATCAATTATCCTAAAAGGATATGAGGGGTTCTTGATATTATATAGTCATTTTTATAGCTACTACTTCGCGGCGCGAAGTGCGAAGTAGTCTGCGAGAGAGGAGAGATCTGAGGGAAAAAGAAGTTCTATGAAAATAAGGTTGATTTGTACTAAACTTTTTTTTCAGTAGTAGTATTACTACTGTAATACTACTACTACATAGTACTACCACTATCCTGCCTTACTATATTAGTATACTATATAAGTGTTACTATACAATATTGTATAAATCTGTACATTAAGACTGTTACAAATTTTCTTGTAAATATGTCTAAAATCTAGGGGGTTTGAGAGAGCCCCTCTCCCCCAGAGAACTTCGCACTTCGCGCCGCGAAGTAGTAGCTATAAAAATGACTAGATAATATCAGAACGGTTGAGGATTAAGCGATATCCTCTCTTTCCAGGTCGGATATCTTCCTTAATCTCGAATCGTCCATCTTTCTTTAGATGCTTTACGAAACGATACAACTTGTCTTTAGAGAGCTTTCCGTCTTTCCCTCTCATATCGGGGAAATTCTTCTTACAAACATCGGTAACATGCATGGTGATCCCATCTTTATGTGGATATTCTTCAAGATGGTAAACCATCGTGTTGTATATCGCATCGATTCGATCTTTTGTGTCTTTTGATGGTGCTGGATTGCGCCTCCGCTCGCGCTCTCGATACGCCATCCTTCTGAGATGCATATTATTAAGTGTATTATTCGTGCAACTGTTGGCTAAGTCAGAATCGCCGTATATGTCAATATGTTTGGGCAAATCTGCAGCCGTTGGGTCGTCGCTTTGACGCGCATACGAAAACCGATCATATGCATCAAAATCACACCATTGTAGATATGTGAATACAGCTTCAAGCTGAGTTTTTATCCCCCTATTTTCCAGCCGAAGCTTCTCGTTTTCTTGCCTCAGCTCTTCGATTGCTTCCTTCATCTCATCGATTGCATCGAGGGCATATATGAGACGCTCTTCGACATCAAAAACAGCACCATGAGGGCCTACATGAGGCGCCGAAACATTTATTACGTTACAAGTATCTCTATTCATCGCTAAATCACTCCGGATTTAGTTAAACCGCCCCCTCAACTCGGTGATCGAGCACCGGGTTGGGGACCTCATTCTAATATCAATTCAAATCTTTATTGCGGCTTTAATTATTGATCAGACCCATACTTCATATATTTACCCATATTCTACTCCATATTCGATCTAATTTAGAGGATAATCCTCCAATATCGTAACTGATAAGAGCATCCTATAACCTAATACGAGATAAGAGTAAAAATCTAATGTGATGCATAGTTCACGGCTCTAGATGCTGTATTCAGAATTTAAAGAATTAATAACTTCATTAAATCGAAAACTACTTAAAATAAGACGCTAATTGAGGTCTAACGTGACCGGCAAAGTGTCCATAGATTCCTTAAACTAGGAGGTGCTAAGGTCTTTTTTTCTTGGATATGCGATCACGTGGGCGGTAACGTGGCCTTACTTCGGCCGGGGGCGGTAAACCCTATAGAACCGAAGTACTGACCATTCTATGTTTTTAATTAGTCAACGACTGAGGGGGTTTCCCTTTTGTTTTTCGTTGGGCGATTCTCCAAGCTTTTTACCATTGCCTCAAGCTCATCTAAATCATCGAATCCCGAAATAAGCGTCTTTACGTGATTCTCATCCAATCCAAGCGCAAGCAGTCTCTTCCGAAGCCCCTCTAAAATCAAAGCATTTTCTTTTTCTTCCTCTTCAAAACGTTGAAGCCCCATGACCAACAACTCCCCACCAACCGTAGTCAGTGTGGAGTTATATTCATACGCTATATCTTCCAGTCGTTTGTGATATTCGTGGGGGACACGTACAGTTATTCTAACCGAGGCCCCCTCAATCCTAACGAAGCGGTTTTCACTACCCCGTATATCTTTTTGAGACATAATACTACTTTGCATCAATAGTATTTAATCTTGATGCACAGCATAATAGTTGATGTGCATCCAATATTGTTGATACGTATAGCGTGTATGCACAGCATGCGTGCATGCAATTTCTTATATGGCCTTTTGCCCTTCAAATCTTAAAAGTCCATATAAGACTTCCAGAACGAATAGAATTAGTTAGTGATTTGTATAGAATTGGAGGGCGGTTTTTATTCAGCCCACGTTATGCGAAAATGGAAGGGTCCCATTTTGATAACCCATATGTTCCATAGACTGTATGAATAAGGGGGTTTGATCGCCTACCATAGTGGGTATTTTCCCGAAAACTCTAATTATAATGGTGGAATGGGTCGCTTGCTAGCGGTTACCGATGCATAACGTTTTTGGAGCATGAAATGGTTAGAATAAAATGATTATTTTCTATATATTGCAGTATGGAAAAGATCATAGAGTGAGCGGTTGAAAGTAATGCTATTATGAGTATATCGGCATGACTTTCAGCTCACTTATCACCTCTTCAGAGGGTGAGGGATCACATGATGAAGGGGCGAAATAGTTCGATACCGCATCGTCAAGCTTAAACAATTTCTCCACAATGGGGTTTTCGATGTCTAATTTGTACATCTTCGCACGGCCAACTTCTCGGGTAGGTATTACCAATCCCGCCATTTCCAGCTTAGGCCACGCAGCCGCCAACGTGGTTCGGCTTATCCCGGCTCCTTTGGATATGTCTGTCTTGGAATAGTCGAATATCTCGTTATCCAACATGAAATCCAGTATCTTAATAATCGACTCAGAGCCGAATGTTTGCAAAAACAAGCTCTGTTCGCTGCTACATTTCATCTTACCCACATCTCCTATCAGTATTGTTCAAATTTTTGTACATTAATTAATTTAATGTGCATAATTGGTGCACACTAAAAGTACATTAGATGTAAATCTAATGTAGATTCAATGTACATATATCTTTTCATTAATTGATTGTATATTGGAAAGGAAAAATTATAAATAGTATAAAACCATTCACATGGACATGACATCAAAACAAGAACTACGGTTCATAATAATAAAAAAATTAATACGTTTAAATAAGTGGGGGGGTTATCATACAGATATTACGAACTTAAAAAAAGGCACCCCTACCCACCTACAAGGCGATATAATCAAAGAAGCTAAAATAATGATTAAAGAAACTCTATTAATCTCTAAACCCAGCACTGGTGAAATACATGTATCCCTTAATCCCACTATGAAAGCCGAGATTGACCAAATATACAAACAAGGTGCAGGACGACGAAAAAAACATATAAGAAGTTAAGGCAAAATAAATAAGAAGGAATCGAATATGATCAATAGAGACATTATCGATGTATTAAATTTTAGAGAGGATATATCACCATTCCTCGTGCATTTAACTAAAGATGGGCCCATTGACGAATCACCAAACAAACAAACATCAAAAGAAGCTCTGGAGAAAATTATCGAAAACCAAGAACTTGTTTGCGCTAAATGCTTACTCACTAGACGGGACAAAAACGGAAATGAGATCGGAAAATATAACATGAGCGTTGCTCGTTTCGGTATGTATACTCGGAATATGGATGACGAAAAACAACGCCAATTATTTAGCGCAATCAGCTTTACAGAGACGCCACTAAACGAAATTCAATCCTTAATTGATATCAAGGGCCGTAATGTGGATCTCAGACAATATGGGCTTGTATTTCACAAGAACAAACTAGCAGATAAAGGTGTAGGTCCTGTTTTGTATTTAAACAATACCAATAAAAATAACAAAGACGAGCTTATTTACAAACTTTGTAAAATTTTAATAACAGAGTGTGACGGGGAACATGAAGATGTGGCTAAAGAACTTTTTCCGATGATCTCAGTATTTGGAAACCAAATCACGCCATATGGAAAGAATGGGACAAAACTAAAAAATTACGACTTCTTATGGGAGAGGGAGTGGCGTTATCCCTATGCAAAAGGACATCTTAAGTTTGATCGTGACGACCTGTTTATTGGATTATGTCCAGATAATGAAATTGATAAGTTTGAGGAGTTAGCAAATACTTGTAAATTGAAAGATCTTAAATTTGTAGATCCTTACAGAAATCTGAAATATTACGCAAAAAAATTAATTACAGAGAGAAAGAATGCAGGTATAGAAGCTTCTGTAGTGTAATTAACCAGAATGTTGCCCACACCTTTCAGGACCTCAGAAAAAGGATTATATGGTGCTCTCCGAGAACCGCCATAACCCCCTACCTTCTGGCCTGGGTTCTATCTTACATTGTTGACAAATCGGCCCTTTTCCCGGGATTCATCCTCCTAAACGAGAGAAGATCATAGGAGACCCACAGATAACGCAGGGCTTCATAAATTCATCTCCCCTAACCACTCTTCGAACGTATCAGGATACTCCTCGAAAAGGTCGGAAAGAAGGACCTTTACGCATTCAGAACTCACGCGGCCATCTCCTCGGGAATGCCGAACATAGGCCGCTGGTTCTCATCGAGGGGTTCCTGTTGTTCTCTTTTGATTGCCCTTTCTCGGTTACGTTGGTCTATTCGGGCCTTACGTTCCAACCTTCGCGCAAGTTCTTTTTGGTGTTTGCAGAGCTCGCCCGTTCCTGCCTTTCTAAATCGGAAATCTGGACAGCTACATTCTGACAGTGTAACCATGTAATAGCCGCGCTTGTCACTGGTTTTCATAAAAGCCGTAGGCTCACTAAAATAGGGCTCTCCAAAGCACACCACTTTAGGGAGCTGGGTAACGGCCATTTTGGCTACGAAAGCTACCCCTTCGGCGCTGTGAACGCCTTCTGGTAGGTCTTCTGCTATCGGTTCGGATACATCGATTTGTTTAATCGACATTTGAATTCACCAACTACCAATAGGACTTCTAGATATATAAAGTTACTGCTAGTCACTAAAAGTGAGTGAACATAACTTATTTAAAGATAAAAGACAAATGAGAACCACATGAAAGAATACACTACAATAGGAAAGATTTTTGGTGGCGGGAAAGTAACCGTTCCAAAAGCAATACGTGACGCTATGAGGCTAAGGGATGGTGATTTAGTCGAAATCACGATTAGAATAGTAGAAGATGAGTCAGAAGGTAAACAGGGAAACGCTGAGCGCCCTGTCACCGCCTGAAAGACATTTCGAACCTGGTGAATTCAAATGTCAACAGATACATTAGTCGTACCAGAATATGAAGCTATCGAACCGTCCTCTACCTTCGAGCGCTTAGTCATGGCCCGTTTGGAGGCTCTTGAAGCTGAAAATCGAGAGCTAAAGGACATTGTGGAAGAGCAACAGAAAGAGATAGATGCCCTTCGAGAAGAGATAGGCAGAGAGCGGGCTTTTGATCGAAAACGCATTTCTAAGCTCGAAACCCGCAAGCAACAGACCGGTCCCAAATCTCGTGAACAAATTAGTGAACTAATGAACTATCTCCAAGATTGCCCTAACCACATCACGCCCCTCGAGGGAGCACGCCACCATCTAGGTGTGAGTAAAAATCGTTTAAGCAATCTGTTAGCCTCGCCGGATGCTGAAAATCAGTTTCTGCTAATCAAGAATCCTAATGATCACCGCAAACGGCTAATTAAACTTCGGCCACAAATTTAGGATTACAATAGTTCACAATGAACTAAATTAATTCTCGATTATGTTTAAGTACTGAAAACAAAAAGCGTGATTATTGCTCTTTGGGGTATGCTACTTACTTAGGGATATGGATATATATCAATCAATAGTATATATACTCATCATTATGTGGTTATCTCCGTTTCATTCTCGCAAAATAGTTTAGTTCACAGTGAACTATTATTTGTCGACAACACTCTAAAATTTATTTTACTTGTTGTATTTCGCTACTATGGAAGGTGCTTTTTTGTATACTTTATCGTGATGATCTACATATATAAATGTGATAATATTATCATCGAACGTGTATATAATAACATACGGGTCAACGTGCGAACCGCGAGCATGTTTAAGATCGTGGCGTTTTGGATCGCCAATTTGTGGATCCGATACTATCTGATCAATCTTTCCAAGTAGACGATCTTTTAAGGCCCTGTCCTTCTTAGTTAGCTTATTGAATTGCTTATCAAATTCGATGGTACTTCTATATTCATATCTCGCAGAATCTAATGGACGGGACATGTTATCAATAAGAGAATAGGTTATAGGTTGCGTAGATGATCCAAGAATTCTTTTTTGTTAGTGAAAGCTTTCACCTGGCCAGTTTTGTATTGTTCGATTCCACGCTTCAGCCCCTCCTCGAACTCCGTCACCCTTGCATCGCCTTTATCCACATAATTGGCCTTGACCGGGTGAACCTTTGCACTCGCCATGGTAAATACCTCAAATCTAAACGTCGTTCTTTGGGGATATATATCTTTTCACAAATGCCAATAATATCTTGATTTTATTCGACTAACAACTTGTCGATCTATTCTCCATTAGGTCAAAGGTATAACGCCGCGCCCTTTCCCCGTCCCGTCTTACGTTCTTAGCTTCGAGTCCCTCTGCTTTCATCAACCGTCCGAGTGGTCTACTTTCCATCCCAACAGCTTCTGCAATCACCGAAACGGGGGGTTCTATGCCTTTGCTGTGGAAGTCTTGGATCATTTTGATCGCCTTTTCGACGACGCTTTTGTCTGTCTTAGGTAAGGCCTTTCGTCGTGTCTTCTGTAAGGGTGTCTTCTGTAAGGATGTGTCTTTAGTTCTTACAGAAGACTTTTCTTTGTCTTCTGTAAGGCTTGCTGGAAGGTTTTTCCCGATGTACTTTTTCCTGGTTTTGCCACCTTCCCACCAGTAAGCATACCAATAAGGGCCATGGCCTGCGCCCGTTGCGCATTTCTTGCATCGCTCTTTTCCACAGAAGCTAAACTCCTTCTTGTATAGCCGCCCTGTCGCGGGATCTTTGAGCGAGTCCATAATTTGTCTTATGTAAGGAATGGTATATAGGATTTTCTTACATAAGACAAATTCCTTACATAAGATTCTTATGTAAGGATTCGACGAGTTGCAAGTCTTACAGAAGACATCCTTACAGAAGACATCCTTACAGAAGACATCCTTACAGAAGACATCCTTACAGAAGACATCCTTACAGAAGACATCCTTACAGAAGACATCCTTACAGAAGACATCCTTACAGAAGACATCCTTACAG